AGACCAGACACTTTGATGCTTATTGTGAACCCAGAGTAGTGCCTGTATCTGATGTAGGTACTAAGCTGTTACTTAGAGACCCACCCAAAAGAGAGGAAGACTGATATGCCAAGAGGAAAAGGAACCTATGGAAGCCAAGTAGGACGCCCACCTAAGAAGAAAAAAACAATGCAACGGCGACCTGCACGAAAACCTGTTAAAAAGTAAAAATAATCCTTTACTTTTTGTTAAAAGTATGATATAATCTATCTTGTATCTTAAACTAATTAAGGGAATACATAAGATGACTAAAGAACTTGAAGTTTACTTTGCTAACTACTTTGAGATGTTTCGTTCAGAAGGTTGGAAACAACTTCTTACTGATTTGAACCAAAATGTAGCGCAGATAAACTCAGTTGAACAAACAACAGATAATGAGAACTTGCACTTCCGTAAAGGACAACTTGCAATACTTGCTACTCTGTTTAACCTAGAAACTCAAATTAACAATGCTGAGAAAGAAGCTAAAGAAGAACCACAAGAAGAACTAGAGCTAGAAGCATAATGTTCAAATTGTACGACTTCAAGTGTCTTAATGGGCATGTATTTGAAGCATTAGTCACTGAAGACCAACACACTATTAGGTGCGAGTGCGGTTACAGTGCTAAAAGGATTATCTCTCCTATCAGGTCTAGTTTAGACCCCATCAGTGGGGACTTTCCTGACGCCACTAGGCGTTGGGCTAAGGCTAGGGCGAGTCACATCCAATACGAGAAAAAGCAAAGTTCGTAGCTAGAACCCTTTTTTTAATCTCTCCATAATACTAAGGTACGGAGTTTAATAATGGCTAAAATAATTGAGCGTGAGGATGAGCAAGCGTCTACTGAAGACGTATTTGCTGAACAACAAGAACAACCGGAAGTGGAAGAACAGGTAACTCCTAGTGAACCTGAGATTCCTGACAAATACCAAGGTAAGTCTGCACAGGAACTTGTACAGATGCACCAAGAAGCTGAGAAGCTATTGGGGCGTCAAAGTTCTGAAGTAGGTGAACTACGTAAGGTTGTTGACAATTACATCCAAGCACAACTCACCCCGGCACCACAACAAGAAGAACAAGTCGAAGAAGTAGACTTCTTTACTGACCCTGAGAAGGCAGTAGCACAGGCTATCCAGAATCATCCTAAGATTAAGGAAGCTGAATCAGTAAGTCAACAGTACAAGATGCAAACTGCATTGTCTGCACTGAAGACTAATCACCCTGACATGGAGAGTATCCTACAGGATACAAAGTTTGCAGAGTGGATTCAAGCATCCAAAATCAGGACGAAGCTGTTTGTAGCGGCAGACAAGGAGTACGACTACGAAGCTGCTGATGAGCTTTTCAATCTTTGGAAAGAACGTCAACAGATGATTGGTCAGGCTGCAACTGCTGAGAAGCAGAGCCGCAAGCAAGCAGTACGAACAGCTAGTACAGGCAATGCCAGTGGTAGCTCTGAGTCAAGCCCCAAGAAGATTTACAGACGCGCAGACATTATTAAACTTATGAAAGAAGACCCTCATAGGTATGCTGCTCTACAAGACGAAATAATGAGAGCGTATGCTGAAAAGAGGGTCAAATGATATATCTTAGGAGATATTAAATGACTGATTCTACATATCCCGCGACTGGGGGGTTTGTTGACAATACTAGTGCAGCAACCTTTATCCCAGAAATTTGGAGTGATGAAATCATCGCTGCATACCAAAAGAACCTTGTTCTAGCCAATCTTGTAAAGAAGATGTCAATGGCTGGCAAGAAAGGTGATACTATCCATGTACCTAAGCCTGTACGTGGCGATGCACACGCTAAAGCAGAGAACACTGCTGTAACTGTGCAGAACGCTACTGAAGGCGAAGTGCAAGTATCCATCAACAAGCACTTTGAATACTCACGCTTGATTGAGGATATTACGGATGTACAAGCCTTGTCTTCTTTGCGTCAGTTCTATACTGAAGATGCTGGTTATGCACTGGCTAAGCAAGTTGACACCGACCTGCACTCTCTGGCTACAGGCTTGGGTAGCGCGGGTTCTACATCTTCCACCTACGCAAACAACGGCGGTACTTTCTTTGTAGATAACTCAAGCTCTAACGCTCTGACTACCTACGCTGTTGATACCGTAACAACTTCAGATGTTTTCGTTGACTCTGCGTTCCGTGCTATCATTCAGAAGCTGGACGATGAGGACGTACCTATGGACGGACGCAGCTTTGTTGTTCCTCCTTCAGTGCGTAATACCATCATGGGTATTGACCGATACGTTAGCTCTGACTTCGTAAACAACGGTCAGGTTACTAACGGCCAGATTGGTCAACTCTACGGTATTGACGTTTACGTTAGCACCAACTGCCCTGTAGTCGAAACTGCTGCTGCTAACTCAGCCAGTACAGTAGACTCTTTGGGCGCACTCTTGTTCCACCGTGACGCATTAGTTATGGCAGAGCAGATGGGTGTTCGTTCTCAAACTCAGTACAAGCAAGAGTTTCTCTCTAACTTGTTCACTTCAGACACTCTGTACGGCACCGCTGTACTGCGTCCTGAAGCTGGTTTGACTTTGGTTGTGCCTAAGTAACAACCGCTAAGCATGGGGCTGCTTCGGTGGCCCCTAGCTTTCTTTTTAAGGTGAGTATATGTGGCAATCTTTGATTGGGCCTATAGCTGGTTTAGCAGGTACTTTCCTTAAAAATAAAGCTGCTGAAAAGCAAGCTGTCCATGAATCCAAGATGCGCCGTATTGATGCGGACGCTGATTGGGAAACTCAACAAGCCGCAGCATCTCAGTCCTCTTGGAAGGACGAGTGGTTTGCTATTATCCTAAGTTTACCGTTGATAGGTGCCTTTATACCGTCAATGGTTCCATACGTTGAGCAGGGGTTCACTGTCTTGTCTACAATGCCGGACTACTACAAAGCATTCCTTGGTGGCGCTATAGCTGCCAGCTTTGGTATCAAAACCTTGTCTAGCTGGGGTAGCAAATGAGAGCAGAGCAGTTCTTCTTTGGTAACCCCTTTGAGTCAGAGTTTGACTTACCTCCCGGCTTCATGGGCGGCGTGGCTGTGCAGGAGCAAGAAGAAGAACAAGAAGAACAAGCAGGAGTTACACCTCCACTAGCTTCTAATCCTCTGTACACAGGAGGACAGCTAGGCTCTATTACTGACGCATACAAAGACGTACTAGCTTCTGGAGCAACCACAGATGACCCAGACGAAGTAAGTGCTTACTATGATTTAGGTCTTAGGGAGTCAGAAAAAACTTCAGGGTTAGACCCTTTTGCTGATACCTTTGGCTCTGAAGCCGCAGGTATGGGCGGTGTATCTGCCGCTGCTGGTGCAGGGATGAATATACCCGCAACTGCACTGTCAAACGTTGTAAGTGCAGAAGATTACGCAGCGGCAACCACAGACTACACTCCTGAACTTTCACAAGACCAAGGCGACTTTACAGGTAAACTAAACAGATTTACAGCGACTGCTCAAGAAGACCTTGGTGGTTTTCAGAACGAAATAAGAACATTACTGCTTGACAAAGTACCTCAAATACAGGCAACTACAGGTGCAAACTACGAGCAGGCCCTGTACACTGCATACACACAAGACCCTGAAGTGCAACAGCTTATGGGGCAGTACGGTGTTAATCCTCTTTTCTCAGACAGCACAGGACAGTATTTGTATGACCCTTTTAGCTTTGGTGAGCTAAGAACATACGAAATAAATGAAAGTGACTTTGCTACTGGCGTAAGGACTCTTGCTGAAATAGGCAAGGCTGTTATGATTGCTCAAGTTATGGGAGGACTTACATCCGCAGCCCTTTCAGCAACAGGACTACCAACAGGAGCAGGAACAGGAGCAGACACCGCAGCAGCAACAGCATCAGATGGCGCTACTGGGGGATTTGCTGGCCCCCTCAATATGCTTACTAGTGCGTTAGCAGTCAATAGTGCTATAGATACAGCACAAGATGCAGAAAAAACAACAGACGATTATACTGACCCTGTTTTAGCAGCTATTGCTGCCGCCGAAAGTTTACAAGAAGGTGGGCTGTTTACAACTGTTAATCCTTTAGCTGGTGCGCAGATACCAACAGTAACGACAGAAGAAGTGACAGGCGGCGGTACTTCAGCAGAAGCAGCAGAAGCAGTAGCACCTACGTTTACACAGGAACAAGTAGACGCACAGATAGCTGAGGCAGTGTCAGGAGCAACTGAAGGCTTACTAACACAAGAACAAGCAGACGCAGCTACACAAGAAGCTATTGACAATCTTCCCGCAGACACTACAGAATACAGTCAAGAAGATTTAGATAAAGCAGTCTCCGACGCACTTGCAGACGCTAAATTAGACTCTGACGCTGCTCTTGCAGGGGCTTATCAGGTATTTCAAGATAATTTACCTGAAGATACAACATTGTTTAATCAAGACGATGTAGACAAAGCTGTAACCGACGCTTTATCAGCTATACCTGAAGACGTAACACCTTTTAATCAAGATGACATAGACACAGCCGTACAAACAGCTTTAGATGCGCTCCCTGAAGATACTACACAGTTTAGTCAAGAAGACGTAGATACCGCTGTTAAAGAAGCACTAGCAGAACTACAGTCAGATTTTTCTTTTGAAAAAACAGGTTTTGAGTCTACAATAGAAGGTTTACAATCTACTGTAGAACAAACAGAACAAGAACTTGCTGGTAGTGAACAAGAGGTTATAGACTTAACTAATTTAGTATCTAACTTAGAAAGCACTGCATCAGACTTACGAACTACACTTGAGTCAACTCAGACTGCACTACAAGAGCAACAACAAGTAACGGAAGCAAAAGAAGCTGATATAGAAAACT